TCAGGACAGTCCGGTGATACGTCCTTCCGAATCTATGTCGATAAGTTGCACAGCCGATTCTCTCGGCATTCCCGGCATCAGCATCATCTTTCCTGTTAGAGCCACAATGAAACCTGCTCCGTTTGAGACCTTCACTTCACGAACCTGTAAACGCCATCCACGTGGTGCATTGCGTTTTTTAGGATCATCTGAAAGTGAGGCTTGCGTTTTTGCCATACAAATCGGCCAGTCTGCTAAACCATTTTCTTCCAGGCGTAGAATTGAAGCTTCAGCTTCTTCAGTGAAATCAACACCGTCAGCCCGGTAAATTTCACGGGCAACAGTTTCAATTTTACGCTTAATTGGATCAGTGTTTTTATAATAAAAATTTCATTCTTTCATATAATTTATTTATGAAAATATAGATTTCTAAATGTGCAGAGAGCACACTAATAATAAATAATAATGAAAATAAATATGCGGAGAGCACACCCCATGAATGACGGTAAAGATAAACGTAGACGTTGGTTAACTAATAGATTAGCAAAATCTCCTTGCAGATGTGGAGAACAACAGCCACATCGTCTATTATATTATCCCCACCAAAAAAGAATACGACACCTAAACCTGCGTTATGGTCTCAAACATTCTACTAGAAAAGAAATAGAACAACTCATTCTAGAAAGTTTAGTAATGTGTTGGAATTGTGCAGCTGACCAGAAGGAAGATTTATCTGTTTTTCCAGATTTTTAACCACGACGGTCTTGTTCAAAGAAATCAGGATATTCTGTAACTGGATTCCAAAAATCTCCATCTTCATCTACAAATGGAGCATCATCCGTATATCGGATACCATCATCTATGAATCCAAAGGGAGCCATATCTTGTTCTATAACTTTCTGTTGACTCTCAAATAAACGGTGTCGAATATCATCATCAGTCATTTCTTTGAAGTACTGTTGGTTTGTCAACCATGCAAAAAATACAAGACACATCATTAAATCATCTGAAGATCCTTCTTCAGCTTCAAATGAATGTCCTTTTTGGATAAAGGTTGACATCTCTACAACAATATCAAAATCAGGAATCAATAATTTATCAGCTTCTATAAGAGTCTTTAAATTAGAACACCCAACTTTTTTCACGGCCTTTGTGGTTCGTAGGCCTAAGTCGGATGTTCCATCTCCAAAACCACCAGTCACCACTTGACCTAATCGTCCACGTGTCTGACACATAATCATATTATCATACTGCAAATCATGGTGAAGCGCATCAGCCACTTGACCTCCTATGTCATTTATTTCTACTAACAGATAGGCGTCATTATAAGCTTTAGCTACATTGTAAATCATTTCAGGAAAGATAAGGGGTTTGATTTCATTGTTTCTATACTTAGCAACTAATCTATATGGTATTGTGGTTATATCTATTACTGTAAATGCTGAATAATCTCTAGAGCCACCTCTAGCGACATCAACACTGATGCAATACATAGCATCTTTTTGTGGTTGGTCGTATACATCTAGCCCACCACTAGACTCTGTAGGATCTCTTGTTGGTATTACTTGTATCTTTGTAGGTGATATTAGAGTGTCTACCGATCCTAAAAAGGAACACTCAAATTCTTGGAGAAATTGTTGTTCACTTGTATTCTTAATTGTTTGTTCTTTCCACTCATCATCTCTACCTGGAACTTCTCGCCAGTGAACTTCTAATGGAATAAACTCACTCCTTTTGTTTACTGCATCTGTCCACATCTTATAAAACATATTCATACCGTGTGGTGTAGAAACAATAATAACTTTTGATGTCTGACCAGCAGTAATCGTAGGATAGACAGAACTAAAAAATTGTTCAGCTATGTTTGAGGGAACAAAAGCAAACTCGTCAAGGAATATAATATTATAAGAACCACCACGAACCGCAGATGCGGACGTACTCGCCGCCAATATTTTAGAACCATTCTCTAACTCCAGTGAACCTTTGTTCCAATTCATAACTCCTTGTTGTAACCAACCCGGCAAATGTTCGTAGGCTAATTGAAATCTTCCTAACAAATCTCTTGCTGTAGCTGCCTTGTTGGCTAGGATAGCTACGTTTACTGTTTCATTAAAGATTACATAATAAATCAGATAAGATATAATCGTTGTTGATTTACCAGACTGTCTTGGAAGTTTGCAGATTGAAAATCTTTCAGCATGGAAAGTATCAATCATTGTTTCCTGAAAATCATAAAGCTTAAAAGGAATCAAGCCTTCATCAATACTCACAATCTGGACATACTTCTCTATAAAATATGCAGGATCTTTGGAGCATTTGACAAATTCTTTAATTTGATCTTCAGTATAAGAATGGCGCACCGCTGCTGCTTTGAGATTTGGATTGCCTTTATAATGTGTAAAATCAGCCATTTCTATATATACCTTCTATATGAGTAAACTCCAATTGTATTGCAGCTTTTACTCTTGAATTTCCTTTATGCACCGTATATTTTTTTCCTTCACACCCACCTCGATAGTGTGCACCACCAACACCCGCTCGTCTTGAACCTTCTATAGGCTCAACTTCTATAGGATTTATCATCTCTAAAGTTAAAAGAATATCTTTATTCGTTTCTCTTGTTGGAATAATAGCCAAGTCATTCACATCTATATAAAAACTATTCTTGTGTTTGATTTTCGATTTGAGTATGTGTTTTTTTGTCATTCAAGAGAGCCTGCAACTCTTTGGTTGAACCAACAAATAATGCATTAGTAACATTTTTAGGTGCATGGTCTGGAACTTCTTTAAGTTTTTTCATCTTCTCTTGAAGGTCCGCTAACTTTTCTGCAACTTCCGCAACAGTCTTAATCAACTGACCTGCAACTTCATACGTTCTAGGATGTTCACTCTCTTTAGCTAATTCAAGTATGCCTGTAACAGCGTCTTGGCCTCTCTCTACGAGGTTGTAGAAGTTTTCACGACTATACTTGTAGTCTGCATCAGCATCCTCATAGTCTCCCACAGGACGAGGTACAAGAGGTTTTGGATCTAAAATCTCTTGTTTAATATTTTCAGTTATTCCTAATGCATCATTAATTTTTGTATCAAAAGTACTCATGTCCACTCACTGACTGTTTCATTAAAACCAAAGTTATCATCTGCATCCGGTCCAGAGGTTACTGTAGTAACTATCTTCTGTACTCTTGTTGGTGCCTGATCTTGCAAGTCGCTGTATGTCTTAACTTCAGCCTTTGTAATTGGCTTGGCAGTAGAAACAGGTCCATAAACATAAGCCTTCGCTGTGAAATTAAACGTATAGATTATAGCTCTACGTTCAGTAAAATCTCCAGCATAATTATCTTCATAAGTTGTACTATTCAACACCATAGGTACATCTCGGACTACATCCATTTCAGGAACTTCTTTAAGCGATATTGTATATTCAGGTTGAAAGAAAGGAACAATCTGTTCTACTATTTGAATTCCATCATCACTATTCTTTGCCATACAAAACAATTCAAAATTTAAATTGTAAGGTACTGGAGTATATTGTGACTGCATTTGTTGCAATTTCTTATCTTCAGTAGTTGAAACCTTACGGCGTTTAATAATACGATTCAATTTTCTAGACGGATCATACTCCAGACCAGAAATTTCAAAACCCAATCTCGGTAATGTGATAGCTATCGCTCGATCTAATCCAGGATCAGCTTCTAATCGTATAATAAATTTTTGCTTTGGTCCATAAGCTAACGGCACCTTTAGCGTTTGTACATCTGCTCCAGTTGAATCTTTTCTAGAAATGTAGATATCATTAAACAAAGAACCGAAAGCTATTACAGTCTTTCTCAATGATTCGTTATAAAAAGTTTGTCCTAACATCGTATATTATCTCCTATGCATCGTCTGATGGTTCACCAAATGGATTTACCTCGGTGAAATCCAGTATAGTCGCTGCTTGTGTGTCTAAAAATTCATTATCTGCTTGAGGCGATTGTGTCTCCAAGTTATATTCTTCTTGAATAAGGAACCAAGTATAGTAAGCATTGGAATCTTCCAGTATAATATCTTTGAAGCCATCTTCATTTTGCATAAGTAACAAGCCTTCTGATGAAGTTGGGTTTGA